CATGAACGAATTTGCGATCGTTCTGCTCGCCACGACGTTCGTCGTGGTAGCCCTAGCTGTGCGATTTGCACGCTACGTCCGGCTCTTCACACGAGCCATGCAAGCCCAGGTTGCCATAGCCTGGCGCGCGGCGGTATCAGCTGCGTGGCGCTACTCCAGCGCCGCACACACCATGTGCCGACATGTGTGTGCACCCGTGTACGTATTTTATCTCGTACACATGGCCTTGGTTATCCACCTCGGCCACCATATGGTTTGGTCTATAGACGACTTCGCCCCTTGGTACTATCACCCCGTGAGTAAAGTTCTTGAGCTTCTCACGTGGCGTTACGAAAAGGCGTACCTCACTACCATTCGCAATTTGACATTCCATACGGATGCCAAGGTAAGTGGGAACCACAGCCACCCCCACGCGCAGTGCATGCGGCATTGTGGCATCAGTACCATTGATGCCGCTGCCAAAGGCCTCGGCGTTGGAGTGTATTCACGCAGTACCTCTACCCGCGAGCTCAACCGCGGTTGGAAAGGAGACCGTGCATATTATACGGTCGCGGACATGCAGTACCCAGTCCGCCACGACAAACGCCATCACAACGACATCGAGGCGTACGTCGACGTGGATTATTATGTGAGCGAATCGGCCTTGTTTCAACACACGTCAATCAAGCCTTTGTACACCGTCGTGCCGAATCGAGTCGCAGGCAAATCAGCTGACTCTTTTTGGTACATCGATGAACATTCTGTATACCACGAGCACGTAAACGGCGGCGCGCGTTATCAACACCAAGTCTGGGATTTTTCCTCGGATGAGGTTATCGCACGCGGCTGGTTAACTACCACGCGCTATATGACCCACGTGGTTCACGGTCCGCATAATCGCGCTATCGTGTTCCTCGTCCCAATCTCGTGCACCATGCTTCCTTATTGGATTCTCCGCCACCTCGTGTATCTTCCACGCTTTCAACGACTCCACGTCGCCAAGCTTGGTAAGTCACACGTGGCCATGCGATCCGTCGAAGCGCGGGACACGGTGGTTAGCATCCGTTCGATAGAACCGGGTGCTGATTGCGCGACACTATCAGTGTCAGCTTGGGAGGCCATGCATTTGAATTCTAAGGAATCCAAGTATCCTGGCATTGCCGCAATCAAGGTCATTGCTGAACGCATGGGCGAGACGATCACGGAACGTGAATTGTATACGCTCATACCCGTTCTCGGCCTCTCCCTACCTCAACCCGACATCGTCAATTACACGTTTTCCAGCGCGGATGATCCCGGCAAGGCGTTTGCATCGCTTGCCGGTGAGCCACTCATCACGCCGGCTGGCGCCGCCACTGAACATGAACAGAACGTGGCGCGTTCGGCGAAAGCGCGTGTTACTGACGTTGTCAACACGGCCGTGGTAGGTAGTGACATGAAGGACTTTGCTGTTGAGTTCAACCGCCACATTATTCCTGATGGCGTGAAGTTGGTCCCACTCTCAGCCCAAGAGGCTGCCGATTACATCGGTAAATCTCCCGCACAGAAGGCGCGCATGGTTAAGGTCATGCGGACCCTCCAACCTG